AACTTATAATATCATTGCCATTATATCCTATTGTAACGACACCAGGTTCAGTTACAGAAAAAATAGCATTACTTGACCCGTCCCATGATTTAATACCGCCGGCATCTAAAGTTACTGTACTTGCCGCTGGAGAAACAGTTTCAGTAATTGTGGTAGATTTAGGAGCATTGATTTCGTTTCCATTTGAATCAAAAGTATTATCTAAAAATTCTAACCATTGTGATATCCTCCACCAGCACCAGTTAAAGATCTTAGGATCAGCATTAGTACCACTTACATGTCCAAGTAATTGACTTGGAGCATCTGGAATTGTATACTTACTGGCTGAGTCATCTAAAATCCAATCTAATTGGACTGAAGGCTTACTAAATCCCATTTTTCATTACCTCCTCCATCTATATTTTATTATTAATAATTGACTATAAATTCTATTTTAATTTAATTCTACTCATATTATATACTAATATACCTGGGTCCACTTACTACCGAATTGACCCATTCCAGGAGCAAATCCAAAACGTGTAGGATCTATTACCAATATAGTATCTATTCCAACTCCACCAGCTAATGCCTGGTTAGCTACAGTTTTCATAAAAATGAATACATCATCTCCAAGATATTCATCTGTTTCAAGTTTTATTTTTGCAGGAAAATATTCTTTTAGATGAAAATTTTCAGATCCAGATAATAATTTCCATAAAGTTAATATTCTTTCTATTTCACCTTCTGAAACATTTATACCAATTTTAACTTTCAATAATATTCTATAATATTCATCATTATAACCCAATCTTGATTGATTTACAATGACTCCCATATTATCCAATTGGACACCTTCAGATCTATCAATAGAAATATTAAATAAAAATTTTCTTGCAGTATTTTCAAGGATCTGTATTTGATTGCCAAAAAAAGCATTCATTAAACTAGATATTAAAATATTCATATTAATTACCTTGATATTGATATAATAAATTATTCTTTATTTGTTCATTATGATTAAATATTTTTCCTTCAAATATAACAGTATAATTTATTTCATTAGAAAAACCACTTTCACCTGCTCCATTAACTGTAATAATTATATAATAATATTTATTTTTAGATAAATTTTGATGATTATATATTGTATCTGTTATACCGCCGATTTTAGTCCCGGTTTCTTTGGTAACGTTTGGATCTGTAGAATAATATATATCATAATAATCTACATCTCCCACAGCATCCCAAGTCAAAATTATTTCACTATCACCACTTTCGATAACAATAATTTCAAAATTACTGGGTGGATCGGGATCACCATAGGCATTAATGGGAGGAGTAAAGTTTTCTGTCCAACGAGCTATTCCTTTAGAAATACGAAGTTCATCAATATAACCATTAAAAAGATCATTAGGATTGTTCCAACTAAGGCATCCGACTGAAATCTGAACTAGTGAATTATTTGTTATACTCATAGTATTAGATCCGTAATCAACGCCATTAAGATAAATAGTATTTGTACCACTATATCTAACTATAGCAACATGATACCATACACCCGTACTCATGGTTGGTACAGTTACGTGCAAAATCTGCGCCCCTCCGTTAGTAGCGATACCTATAGTTGTAGCATTTACACAGGCAATACACCAGTCAAAATTAGCTCCCCAAGTATCTTTGGAAACAATACCTTGTTGACTAGCAAAAGAATTTGAATTAAACCACACATCAATAGTCCAATCATTATTACCTAAGTTAAAGTCAACTGTATATGGAAAAGTTAAGTAATCCCCAGTCCCATCAAAATAACCAGAATATCCTCCAAATTTACTCCGAGTATTACTTCTGACTGCATCACCATGTAAAGTGATCGGATTTGACATTTCATCTGTCAGACCAGTATCGTCCATATGGAGAAGTAATTTAGTATCTATCATTTTTATACCTCATCTCAATTCATATTTAGTTGTAAATCTAAAAGAATCAATTCCGGCCATTTACATTTCCTTATTTAGTTTATTTATAGTTATTTTATGCATGATTTATTGCTATATTTACCGTACTCCATAACGAAAATTCTGGTGGAGTAGATGTCCCATCACTTACATCTATATTGTCATCTAATGTTGGAGCCGGAGATGTTCCTATTTTAAGATCAAAATCTAATATACCTGAAATATTTGCTATTTGAGCTATTAAACTTGGATAAACAATTACGTCAATACCGACTCCTAAAGTATTACCATAAGCTGCTAATATTGTTTTTAATTGATCATCTCCGTCAATAGGATAATCACTATTTGTCTCAAAATTATCTAATATTAAATAAATATCAATTGAATTTGGTCGGGCAAAATAAATAGTATGAGGAATATTTGTACTATCGGTAACAGTTTTAATAACAGCATTTCCGCCAGTAGAATTTCCATAAGAAGTACCTATACCGGCTGCTTTTGAATCAAATATTGCTTGAGCTATTTCTTGATCTCTAGTTGTGACATCTCCTTCTTGTCTAATTACTGCCATAATACGGTGTGGTAATATATTTTTTGAATCAGTAGAATCAGTTACATTTTCATACACAATAACATCTGTCAATTGCGGTAAATCTTCAAATTCATCTGCATTTAAATCTAATATTTTATTTCTTATAGCTGCAACAGTTGCAGCTCTACTTATTGCAACACTTTCATTTCTTCTAATTCGTAATTCTGCATTAGTTTCTATATCTCTTCCCAAAATAGCATCTTCAGCATTAAAAGTTCTAGTAAATCCAGATATCGGATTATCTATCACGTTTAATGTTTTCACATTTGCATTTTTAGGTCCAGTCTCAGTACATGTCATTGCAACACTTCCTTGATATTCTCCTGGGGTAGTTTCAGTAATTGTAATAGTAACAACAACAGATGACGTTTTTAATGTATTTGTTCCTTCTATAAGTAATGATTGTTCTTGTTTGCCATCTAATCCAGTAAAAGTAATAACAAAACCAGCAGTAAAATTACCAGTAACTGTAACTTCTGATAAATCACCTAATGCTCTTAATGCTATTTGAAAATCTGCTGCTGAATCATCATAATTTATTAATGTTGTTTCATTAATTCCATATAATACAGTAAAACTTCCTTCATCTGGTACTGTATCAAATGTTATAGTTTGAACTTCATTTACTCCAGCGACTAAAGTAATTTCTTCATTTGTTTGAAAAATGGTTAGATCATCATCTTCAACTGATATCTTTGTCCCAGATGCTATAACAGTAGATATGGAACCAAATAAAACTTGAACTTGAATAGTCGAGGCTCTCGCTTCCAATCTTTCTATTGCGGCAAAATCACAAACATTATCCAATGATGCATCTTCAGCAGTTTGTGGATAATTAGCATTATATATTAATTGAAGTAATTCCCATATTTCATGTAATCTTACAGAAAATCGATCTCTTAAAGAACCAAATACAGATTCTGGTAACAAATTTATTTGATTACCTAATATAACTTTTAAATCTTCATTTGTTTCTTCTTTAATTACATCTAATGTTTTTATTACAAAACCATTTAATGTTACACCATATTCTATAGCCATTTCATTTTCCTTTTAATAAATTAACCTAGAGGTATTTCTCCACTATAATCTAGTATTCCTTCGGAAGTCATTACTTTAAAAGGTATATTTAATATTCTTGTAGAATTATTTATTTCCATAGAAAAACTCAATAATTCTATTACTCCTGGAGTTGTCAAAATAACATCTTTTAATATACTATCCATAACAACTGGATTAGGATTTTTTTTAAAAAATTCATCATGATATGGGATGCCCCTAGTTAAATCATGCTTATATTCACCTCTGAAAAATTGAAATCTTTGTTTTAAATGTTGACGTATACTTTCAATACCAGAAACAAACCCTAAATCTTGGTTTTCTATTACCACACAACTCCAATTATTTTCATCTAATTTAAGATCAACAATATCAGACATTTTATATCCAAATTTTATTATTTACAATATTATCTATATTATGTAATTACACCTGGTTGCGCAACTATACTTAAAGGTCCACCTGGCGTACCGGTTGCGGTAACACCAGTTATTAAAGGAAGAGCATTAACTGTAATAAAAGTTATATGAGCAGTACATAAATCTGTCCATGTTGTTAATAAAGCTGCTTTTT